TTAGGACAGGTAGAGATAATGGAAGATGGTATGATTGGGTATCTATATATTGACATAAAATCTATTCGAAACGAGAGCTGGGAGAACTCATGAAAAATCTTGGATTATTGTCGTTTGTTAAATCAGGATTTTATTCAGGTGACTTGAATGAGCTGAAAGGGCTTGATGCGGAATATTCATTAGATAATAAATGCACGAATGGACCAAAAGATTACTTCATGAATTATGCCCATATATCAGTAAGACGACATAACGACCAAACGTGGCAGTTTATTTACAATTCAGATCAAATTGCTATGAAAAGGAATTATTATTCCCAAAGCGGGTATGAATGGAGTAATTGGGAAACCGTATCTTTAACATAAAAAAACGGGTGGTCCGGTACAAGCCGGTGCCACCCGATCCTGATATGCACAACGCCATGTGCGGTGCAAAGGTAATCCATGTTTCTAAGAAGCCAATACAAAAGACCTAAAATCTCCCCATTTCCCATTATAATTACGGCGGAAACCAACAATATCCTCACCTAGACGGAATGTCATTTGAATGACATATCCTTGTCCATCGTTAAAAACTATCATTATGGAATAATTTGAAACAACACTAATTCCGTCTCGTCCGAATACATGATACATTCCGCTTGCAGTTGCACTATTTACCTCTTCGTCTGTACTTAATATACCTTTGGGCATAAACGGGAACAGCTTCAAACTATTCATCAGTTCTCCCAGATCGAAAGTATGGTGGAAATTTATGTAAAAGGAATGTCAACAGCATCAGACGGAAATGAATCTACCTCTGATATCGATGAATCAAGAACATAATTAGTGTACGATTCAATCGACGCATAATAGATATTAGCGTTTGGCACCATTATGTACACATATTTGTTCGAGTCAACTTTGAGATTTATCCAACTTTCTTTAGTACCCGCTGCTTTGACTTCGCCGGATAATGTCTTAAATATGCAAAAGTCTATTATCTTGCCACGTATGATGTCAGCACCACGGAATATTATCCCAACGTAGTTTGCTTGTAAATGGCCTATTTTATAGACTCGTCCACTACCAAACGAAATGCTTTGCAATCTATTCCGCATAATATTACCGCTCATCAACCCGCTTTTCCCAGAACTTGCTACAGGCAAAAGTTCTCCCAGGTCGGTCTTACGACTTGTTTTATGTTAAAAAATTAACATTAATAGCGTCACTCGGAATTGATGACACTGTTTCTAAAGAGGAACCGTAATATTTGGACATCGGGGCAAATAAGATATTAGCATATTGACTGATCTTAATGAATATCAACATTGAGTCTGCTTCTTTTTTGTAAGAAATCGATTGTATATATTCATTCCCTCCATTAATGAGTTTGCAATAAACTCTAGTTGTGTTCCATATAGTCGCAGAAACAGCGATTGTAGAAGTGACGCCATTAGTGTCAGCCACATATAGAAAGCCATTAACCCATTCACCAAATGACTTAATCTCAAATTTTAAACAACAGTACGAATTATCGTTTTTTCCAATATTTCTGCACACTTGATTTTTTGGCATTAGTCCATCTTTTGTAGGTGTCGTAACTCCTATTAGTCCTCCCAGAAGTGGATTAATCAGGTGTAGGTGTAATTATTTCACCTGTAATATTGGAAAAATCAGAAAAGTCTATTGTTGAGAAATTCGGTCTTGTTCTTCTAACTAATGATACCTTATACGAAATAGAAGAATCATCCGACTTAGGTAATACATATAATTTACTATCCGCATATTTAAAATCGCACCAATTCTTTCCCATATATTTTATTTCTATATTTTTATCTCCTATAGGCATTGACATCACTCTATAAAATGCAGTATTAGCTCCTGAATAGATATATATTTCTATTAACGAAGAAGAAGTATATAAACCATTAGAATCAGCTTTATAGTCAATAATCAGACCTTTTCCTCTTGTTATATCAGTTACTACAAATATTTTACTCATTAATCCATTCTTATCTGCTGTGGCCGTACCTATTAGTTCTCCCAGATCTAGAAATAAGATTTCATGTTGTCTAATTTGATTATGTTGTAGATTGTTGCTAAATTTAAAATAAAAATATGCTAGAGAAGATACGATACAGGTTGGTTTTCAACCGGCAAAAAAAGTTGAATAAGCAAGGCACAGCATTAGTTCAAATTGAAGCTTATCTCAATCAAAGGAAAATTTATTTAAAGACCAATGTTTACCTCAAGCCGGAATGTTGGAGCCGTGAGGGAGCGCAAGTGATTAACCATCCCCAGTCAAATGAGTTGAACGCAATGCTATATGAACATATATTAGAGCTGCAAGCCATAGAATTAGGATATTGGAAACGAGGGGTTGAAGTGACATTATCCCTTTTAAAGGAGGCAGTCAGAAAAGGAATACGCCCTTCCGTGTCATTTATCAAGTTTGCTAAAATAGTAATAGAGAGCTCGGACCGCAGACAAAGCACAAAAGATAATATGATGACTACTGTAACATTGTTGAGAGAATTTCGTACTATTATCGACTTTTCAGATCTGACTTATACCTTCCTAAAAGATTTTGAAAATTTTCTTCGAATTAGAGGATTGCAGGTGAATACCATTCATAAGCACATGCGTCAATTACGGACGCTTGTCAACGAAGCTATCAATCAGGGATATATTACACAAGAAGCATATCCTTTTAAAAAATACAAGTTGAAGAAAGAGAAAAAAGATCATCATTTTCTGTTACCGGATGAACTTAAGAAATTAGAGCGGTTAAAGATTGATGAAAAACATGACAGTCATCGGCATATACTTGATGCCTTTCTGTTTTGCTGTTATGTCGGTCTGCGGTTTTCAGATTTTTGCCATCTGGATTATAAGAATCTGGTGATGATTGATGGGCATGAATGGCTTTGTCTGAACAGTATGAAGACTGGGGTTAAACTGAATATTCCGCTTTATATTTTGTTCTCGGGCAAAGCTTTAAGAATTTTGCATAAGTATGACAATATTGAAAAATTGGCTGCGTTAGGTTGTAATTCAGAAACAAACCGGATACTTGTAAAACTGGCCGTTTCAGCAGGAATAGAGAAGAAGTTTACTTTTCATACTGCCCGGCATACTTGTGCCACCCTGCTGGTTCATCAAGGCGTTCCGATTACCACTGTTCAGCGTTTGTTGGGGCATACTTCTGTTAAAACAACACAGATTTATTCCGAAGTGATGGATGAAACAATGATTAAGGATTTGATGAGAGCCAATAAGAAATATAATCGTGGACAACTTGAAATTGTAAAACAAAATCATGAAGATTCCAGTTCTATGGATAAAAAAATATAGAATCGGATAGAACTCTATAAGTCCTATCTGTTTTATATTTTTAGATATATCCTCTTGGCTTTACCTGCTTGATTAGGTATTATGTTTGTTCGACAAGCTGCTTCTTAACCTTTATAGACTGAAATTTTGTCAAGATGAGATATGAAATCAATCAGACGGATAACAATGTTTACATCATTGCTGTTCGTTACGATAATCTATTGTCGCTAAAACTTCTTTTATATTGATTTCTTTATTGTCTTTTTACAAGCTCATTTTCTGTCTTTCCTTTGAATCAAAATTAGTAAAATATGAAAAAGGATACCAAAGAGGATGTTCAGATTTGTACAGCAATAGGTATGTTGATGGCAGGTGTTGGATTGTCTGTCGCTGGTTTTATTGTACCGCCTACAGGGCAGATACATGACTCTGTATTATGGTTTTTTGCTCAATGCCTGATGTATGCCGGAGGCATATTTGGTATCGGAGTTTATGTAACAACCAAGTTTAACCATCTGGTGGATAAATTAAAAGATAAGGAGGAAAATAAAAATGGCTGATGTGAAAAAGCTTGTACCGTTCATCCTAAAATGGGAGGGAGGTTTTGTGAATGACCCTGATGATTTGGGTGGGGCTACCAATATGGGTGTGACCATCGGCGCATGGAAATCGTGCGGCTATGACAAGGATGGTGACGGTGACATAGATGTGGATGATCTACATCTTCTTACTCGTGAGGACGTTGTTAATCGTGTTCTTAAACCGCATTATTGGGACAGATGGAAAGCTGACGAGATTAAATCGCAATCAGTTGCTAATATATTGGTTGATTGGGCCTGGGCATCCGGTGTGCACGGAATTGAGATTCCTCAACGCTTGCTTGGTGTTAAGGTGGATGGCATTGTAGGTCCCAAGACACTTGAAGCGATAAACAGGCAAAATCCTCGTGAATTGTTCGATCGTATCAAAATTGCACGGTTTGATTTCATCGAGGATATTTGTCGTCAGCGTCCGACTAATAATAAATTTAAGAGAGGATGGATGAACCGTATCAATGATATCGCTTATGTTGGTTAGAATTATGAACTGGATAAGCCGGCATATATTACTGGCTCCCTTTATGTGCCTGTTCCTGCTGTTTGCTTGTGGTAGTTCGCATAAGGCCGTCAAGTCCGATATAGAAGTAATTAGAAAAGACAGTGCCGGCGAATCTGTTAACGTCATACATAGTTCTATTACTTCTTTAAGGGAGTTGATAGCCACTGAAGGAAATTATGTGATTGATTTCCGTATTTATGATACAAGAAAACCGCCCGACAGCCTGACTGGTCAGTCTCCATTATTGGCAGATGGACAGGTAGAGGGAAATTTCAATCAAAAAACAAATAGACAGTCGGTGGTGGCCGATACTACGAATGTCAAGGCTGATAAGAGAACTACTTCTGATATCCATGAGAAAAAGCAATCATCAATCATACAGGATAAAAAAGAGCCAACATTGCCTGAACAAATCGGCTTTGCTTGTGTTTGTGCAACTATACTGATTATCGTTATGCAAATAGTGTTCCAACGACGGCACAATAACGATTCCTCATAATGAATAACCTTGTTTTATGATTGCTCCGGCTTGTGATAAGTCGGGGCTTTTTTGTCTTTTACCGACTGTTTTTATAACCTTATTTTTGAGTTAAAAAAAGATGGCTATACATGAAAAAGCGACCGTTGAACTCCAGGTGAATGGGGAGCAGGCTAGAAAGGAGATGCAGTTGATGGAACAACATGCGCTCTCTTTAAAAGCCAGGATTGTCGAAGCCCAAAATGCGGGTGATACCAAAAAGGTCAAGCAGTTACAAAAAGAACTGAAAGAGACCAATACAACATTGCGCGCTATGAAGGATAATGCCCGGAATATCGATGCGGCTATGAACAATATTGGTTTGGCCACTCCGAAAGAACTTCGACGGCTGTTGAAAGATATCAATGCCAAATTGAACTCCGGTCACATAGCCCGAGGTTCTGAAGAATGGAAGAAGTACCAGGCACAACTCAAGTTGGTCAATGCGGAGATTCGTAAAGTAAATGATGAGATGAAAGAATCTGAGGGGTGGTTGACCCGGTTTAATAATGGCTTGGCCAAATGGGGAGCGTTGGCGGCATCCGGTATAGCTGCCATTACCGGCATTTCCATGACGTTGAACAAGATGCGCAAAGACCGTGATGATAAAGAAGCGTCGGCTGCCAATCTGAAGGCTCTTACCGGGTTGGATGACGCATCCATTCAGTGGCTTGCCCGACAGGCTGAGATATTGTCTACCTCGATGCACAAGTCCGGACTTCGGGTTACCCAGTCCAGTAAAGAGATTCTTGAGGCATATATGTTGGTAGGGTCTGCCAAACCGGATTTGTTGGGTAATAAAGAGGCGTTGAATGCCGTGACCATTGAGGCGATGCGTTTGTCCAAGGCTGCCAAGATGGATTTAAAAGAAGCGGTTGATGCGGTTACGCTGTCAATGAACCAGTATGGAGAATCCGCAGACCGGGCGGCTGTTTATACCAATGTGATGGCGGCAGGTTCCAAATACGGTTCCGCGGCCGTGCAGAGTATTACGTCTGCTGTTGTCAAGGCAGGTGTGTCCGCATCCGCAGCAGGTGTGCCTATTGAGCAATTGGTCGGTAGCATCGAGACGCTCGCAGAAAAAGGTATCAAAGATGAAGTGGCGGGTACCGGACTGAAGATGTTCTTTTTGCGTTTGCAAACTGGTGCAGATGAAACGAATCCGAAAATAGTAGGGCTTCAGACCGCCCTGCAGAACCTGCAAAAGTTGTCGGTTGACGAAGTGGTTAAACGATTCGGGGCAGAAACCTATACTGTGGCGCAGACATTGATAGAGGGTGCGGACAAGGTGGATTATTATACCAGGGCAGTGACAGGGACTAATGTGGCTATGGAGCAGGCTGCGATCAATTCTGAGACGAATGAAGCTAGAATGGCCCAGCTGAAGAATCAGCTGAGAGAGACGGGTATTGAACTGATGGAGAGATTAAATCCGTCTTTGAATATGCTGACCGGGTGGACTACAAAGCTTATTAAGGTGGCACCTTCGGTGATTGACTTTATTAAGGAATACGGAGCGGATATGATATGGGCTGTAGGTGTTATAATTTCATATACAGCAGCTAAAAAAGTGCAATGGTTTTGGATGAATAAGATGAAAACGGAGACCGGGCAGTATATTCTGATGCAAAAGGCAGAACAGTTCTGGAATAAGGCTGTGACCGCCTCCACATGGTTGCAAGTATCCGCCAAGGCGGCTTTGGCAGGTCGGACTACTTTAGCCGCAAATGCATTTGTCAGATTTTTTAATATTCTGAAATTACATTCTTTGGGAGCACTTCTGACTGTTGTGACCGCTTTGTCTTACGGAATTTACAAGCTTACTACCAAGACCACCGAGGCTGACAAGGCTGTAAGGGATTTTATGAAATCGAATATAAAGGAGCAGACAGAATTGAACAAACTCTATGCGGAGTTGAAAAAAACAAATGAGGGAACGGGTGAGCGTCTCAGGCTGGTCAAGGAGTTTAATTCAAAGTATGGGGGGTATTTGTCTAATCTGTTATCGGAAAAATCTACGGTGTTGGAGATTGCGGCGGCGTATAGTGAGGTTTCTTCCGCAATTTCTGAAAAGATAGCGCAAGAGATGATTGATAACAAACGGACAGAGATACTGGAGAAGTCAACAGAGGACCGTGCCTCGGCATTGGCAGATTTTCAAAAAGTACTGGCTGGTTCTTTGTCCGGCTCGACGGCGGATATGATCCGTTCACAGACGATGGGATTTGTTGATGATATGATTGCTGCCGGCAAAGATGTGGATACCGTGACAACATCCATTGTTCAGAGTATTCATAGACAGTACAAGCAGATAGGTACGGGTGATTTGTCCGAGGCAAAAGAAGCTCTTCGTGATTATGTGAAAGCGGTGAAGAGTGATGCGGATAAGATAGAGTCGGTTCAGAAGAGGCTGGGCAACTTGGTTCGGACACCGAAAAAGAAGCCGGCTAATGAGTTGGATGAGGTGGTTGTTACTCCTTCTGTGGTGGTAAATGGAGGTGGCTCGGCAGAGAACGCAAAGGACAAAAAAGAGCGTATTGAGAAAGAACTGCTAGCTATTGAGGAGAAATATGCGTTGGAGCGTGAGAAGTTACAGAATGAGTTTTTGTCAAAGCGCAACATGACCCAGGAGGAATATGAACAGTTTGGTCGTGATCTTGAAGAGCAATCATTGAATGAAAAGTTAAAAATTTTGGGTCTTGAAGAGAAAAAACGATTAGAGATTCAGAATAAGATAATGATCTTGCGTGATAAGTTTGAAAAAGAATGTTCCGTTAAAAACCAAAAAGAGTACAATGAGCGTCAGAAATCGCTAGAGGGTAGTTTGGAACAACAATTGGATACTTACAAACATGGCTTGCAGGAACAGCTTTATGCCGGAGAGATCAACCAAAATGAACAAAAAGAGCTATACCGAAACTACCTTTCGGGTCTTTATGATGAAATAAGCAACAATCCTTTGGTATCAGATGAATTCAAAAGAAAGATGAGCGTTGCTTTGTCTGAAACACAGTTGGACAAACAAAAAGAATCTTATGATAAAGCGGTTGATAACCTGAATAGGCTCAAAAGCCAATATATTGAGATTGGCCAATCCTTCGGACAGGCAATGGCTGATTTTTTTACAGGAGAAGAAAAAAGTTTGAAGGACTTTTTGGCTAAAATGCTTGTTACTGTTTTAGATGCTTTGGAGAAGCAATTGATAGCGGAACAAGCGGCAGCGATAGGATTGGTAACCATAAAAGATATAACTCTTAATGGACTTGCCGGTGTGGCAACGGCGGCGGCTAAAATTGCATTGATCACCGCAGCGTTTGAAACGGCGAAGGGTGTGCTCGGTGGATTTTCTTCTGGAGGCTTCACAGGCCCCGGTGAATGGGATCGCCCTCAGGGTATTGTACATTCCAATGAATTTGTTGCCAACCGTTTTGCGGTGGCAAACCCGGCTATTCGTCCCGTACTTAATTTGATTGATCATGCGCAGCGTACCAATACAGTGGGCAGCCTGACTGCTAGCGATGTGTCGGCTGTGGTTGCTCCGTCTGCTGTGGTTCCGGTATCCGAAGGTGGAACCGAGGTGGATTTGGAACTGTATCGTCTGGTGGTTGAATGTACTGAGACAATGAAAAAAGTTAAGTCTCGCCTTCAAGAACCGTTGGTGGCTGAAACATATGTTACAGGCAAACATGGCATTAATCAGGCGCAAAAAGAATACAATCGTTTAAATAACAATAAATCACGCAATAAGTTATGACGGAATTATATATAAACGGGCAACTGGCTGTATTGTCAGAAGATTTTTATTTTACGTTGGCTTCTGAGAATCCGTATTTTACACGCAGTTCCAACTATTCATTGGATATAGAACTTCCAATGTCGGCCAATTACGCGATTTTTGGTCATATTAACCGGCTCGATGTGACCAAGAAGAAAACCATCTTGACGGCCGTCCTTATGGTTGATGCCAGATGTTTGTTATCCGGCAGTGCCGTATTGATGTCTGTAGAAGAAACACGGGTTAAAGTGCAGCTGGTGTCCGGAAATGCGGAGTTTAATTTGCTGACCAATGATGATATCTATGTGGATGAGTTGGATTTAGGTAGTGATTGGACACCGGTTGTAGGTCGTCCCATTGGAGGATTTTTGCCGGCTTCTGAAATGGTTGATTATTATGGATCGGTTGATCAGGTTGAATCTGTCTGGCTTCCTGTTTTCTATCAGGATGTGAATCCGGAGAATTTGAATAATAATGCTCAATACGAAGATGGCTCTAACCGATTTCTTCCTTGTCCGGAGTTCTTGCGTACATGTATTCAGCCTTATTTAATGACTGTGATTACAAAAATAGTGGAGCATTTTGGTTACACGTTTGATACCTCTTTTTTCAATAATAATTTTTTGCGTAATGTGTATGTCTGTAGTGCGGTGGCGTCATTAGGAATATCCAGTGCGCTCCCACATTGGACGGTTTCAGAATTCTTTGATGAATTGGAGAAGTTTTTGGGTGTGATTACTATTGTGGATGAACATACAAAAGTGGTTCGTTTCGCCAAATTAAATGACTATTTTTCTTTTTCTGATAAAGAGGTGATTAATGAAGACGCTGTACTTCATGAGTATTCTGTGGAGATTGAAGATAAAAAAGACGATAAAGATATCAGTTCCGGCAATGTCAGTTATGATTTGTCGTCTGTGACTGATGATGGCTTCTTACGGTTGGATAGGGAATTGATAGAGGCGGCTCAAAAGACTGAATACAATACTTACGACGAACTGGTGCAAGCTTATAACGCCATGTCTGATGAGAACAGAAAAAAGACGCTCTTTGTGGTTGGCAGGCGGTATTACATTAATTATAATGAGGGTGATAAAAACAGTCTTCGTGAAGTCAACTTATATGCTGACTTGATTCGGAATCCGGAATCAGAAACGAGCGCCTCTTTGCGGATCGTTCCGGCCAAAATAGTACAATACAATATAGGTACTTACACTTTTCTTTCACATAATTTTGATTATGTGCGCACAGACACTCCCTTGTTTTTTAATATCCCGGTCGTGAGCTTTCATAAAGTGGGTTACGAGCAGAGTGCCTTCAATATCCAGGAGGCTATTGAAGGTAATGTGGAATTGCAGGAGAAGCAAAAAAAGAGTGATATTATGGAGGTTGCGATCAATACCGGTATATTCAACCGCCATACCGTTAACGGGCAATCATTTGATTATGCTTATCCGTTTACCGATTACCAACAAAGACCTGAAGGGCTGGTATCAACACTTATGCCTTATTCGTTGAGCTTGAATGATGTATGTCCGGATAGTATCGGCAACAAATTGTCATCACTTAACCTGTTTCATTCCGATATTCCTTATACTATTCAGTTCATTACGGATAAACTGCCGGATGTGAATAAAGTGTTCTTAATTGGTAACAAGCAATATTTGTGTGAGAAAATAGAGGCGGAGATAGATGTGAACGGGATAAACAAGGTGATGAAAGGTATATTTTATAGAATTGACTAGAATAGAAAATCCCCGTAGCGGTTCAACTACGGGGATCGTGTCAATAAAACAGACCATCACAGTGCGATGGTGAGTGAACCAATCTTTTTGCTAATATCCTGTAGCGCGAGGTTTAAGGTTTTGATATCCTTTTCGTTAAGGGTATATACCTTACCTCTTACTTTATAACCGTAAAGACGTTGTTGTAACCAAGCGGCACTTTTCCCGAAATAGTTCCGGGCGATATATGAGACAGGTATTATTTCCTTTACGCTTTTGATCTGATTCTGGAGTTCCAAATAGCGAGTCATGTTTTCCAGTTCATTATTGATTTGTTTGTATCCGTTTAGGGTAAAGTTATAAATAGCCTCATTATCTTCTTCGCTGGTGTAATGTTCTCGGATGTAGAGAAACTTTTTTTCGAATTTTTGTTCTCTGTCTTCATCTGTTGAATGCATGATCTCTTCCAGTTCCTTCAATTCTTTTTTGATGTCTGACATATTATATAGGGTTGTGTCCCCTTGTTTAAGGGGACTGGTTTAACAATTAATTTTCTAACTCTTTCAATCTGTTTTCCAGAATCCGGATGAATTTTTCTATTCTTAATTTTTCATCTAGAATGGAATTTACTTGTTGTTCTGTTAACTTTTTGTTGTTCTTAAACGTGAACTCTGTCATCTTCAACTCCATTTTTAACTGTGTTAAACGATGGAGTAAGGCTGAAATTTCTTCTTTTTCATTCATGGTTCTTGTTTTATTGACATTGTAAAGATACATAGTAAATTTATTATGTGCAAATAATACATAGTAATTTTACTATGTATTAACCTTCTTTTTATAAGTTTCCTTCAAAATGCTTGGTTTCTTCATGTACGGTTAACGAGCTTCCCTGCAAATACTTGTTAGTGGTTGATATGTCGGCATGTCGTGCCTGATCACGGGCGACTACTATGCCGGCGGCGTTAGCCAGATCACGAATACCGGAGTCTTTCAGACTGTAGAACATGTATGTTTTCGGGAGCTTGAGGGCGGAGCGCATTTTGTAGAAGCCATTCCGGAGTATGCGGGTCGTGATTTTTTTCTTTCCTGGTTTGAATCCGGTACTGAAGAGATAATCATTGCTATCATGACTGAATATGTCAAGCTCTAACATTTGTTTGACGATTTCATCATTGAGACCGACCATTCCGTCACGCCTGTTTTTGGAGATATTCGATGCAACCAATATCTTTTGGTCCTTTAGGTTGATATCCCGTAGTCGTATATTAATTAATTCTCCGGGTCGGATAAAGGTGTAATACTCCATTCTGCATGCCAAAAGAAAATAAGGATTGTTCTTGGATAGATATTTGTTGATACGTTGCAGGTGTTCCGCTGATATGGCGGTTCGTTTTTTATCTTCTTCTTTGAGTGTTTTGATACGTTCACAGGGATTACTTTCCATATATTGTTTTTCAACCAACCAGGAGCAGAATGATGACAGCCATATCTTATAATTGTTCCGGGTACGTGCACTGGCATCGCGGTCAAGAAGCATGTGATCCAAAAAGTCGCTGATATAAGACAGATTGAATTGGTAGACGTACATAATGGGTAGGGAGTGGTTCTCCATATAATCCCGTAGCACGTTTAATCTTTTGTTGTAGTCGGTGAATGTGCTGTCTTTAATACTTCCGGCTGCATGTAGCTTTGACAAATACTTGTCGTATAGTTTAATAATCTCGCTGATTTTAGTATACTGTCTGGAGTTTGACAGTTCAGCCCATGGGTTCCATCCGGAGCGCAGACGCAGAGTTGTGTTAGTGATGATTTCAGCAGCCATTTTTCGTCGCTCTGTCACTTTGGTGATTCTGTCGAGCATGTATTTCTTCCGTTTCATCTTTTGTTCTGCCGGATCATAGCAGGTGAAATCTACATACCAGGTCTTTCCCGTATGTAACTTGGGGAGGGTGTAGCTGACTATTGCTGCCAGCGGAGAGCCTTTTCTTTTTCTGGAAAACAT